GCTCGACACTGATGGAATAGACCAAGCCACGGTCGATGCGCTTAGATCCCAGATGATCGTCTCAGCCGATCCGGTGGTGGACGAGGCAACGCTCTATGGCCGCGCTCATGTGGATCATGTTGCTAGCGCAAATGGGTTGGCGTTGATTGAGGAGACGGAGTTAGTCTGATGCCTCTGAAGCGCGGCAAGTCGAAGAAGGCGATCAGCTCGAACATCCGCACGGAGATGGCATCGGGCAAGCCGCGCCGCCAAGCAATAGCCATTGCTTTGTCAAAGGCAGGCAAATCACGTAAGAAGAAGAAATGAAGTTTGATCCGTTTGACATACGCGAACAGCAACGTGCTGATGCCGATGCCCGTCACGAGGCATCCCTTGAGCGGCGCAATACGGCTGAGAACTGGGCGTGGCTGATGTCCAGCAAGCGCGGTCGCGCATTGATGCGTGACATGCTGCACTTCTGCGGGGTGTACCGATCGAGCTTTACCGGAAACAGCGAGACATATTTTCGGGAGGGACAGCGCAATGTCGGCATGTACCTCCTGTCGCAGGCGCAGGAACACGCGCCAGACTTTTACATTGAGATGATCAAAGAGGCACAGGATGCTTGAAGACACTGAACAGATTGAGGCCACAGAGGCCACACAGGACACACTGATTACTGCCGAAGCTAACACCGAGGGTAGCCAGTCAGATGTGCAGGAGGCGGGAGCTTCCGAACAGCAAGAGGCAGAAGGAGCTTCTACAGAGGAAAACCAGCCCTCTGAAGATGAAGCTGCCAAGGCGCCGGATGATTATGAGTTCAGCATGCCGGAGGGTGTCACGATTGATGACGCCACGCTCGGTGATCTGAAGACATTGTCGAAGGATCTTGGCCTGTCGCAAGAGCAAGCGCAGAAGATCGCTGATCTTGGCGTGCAGCAGTCTCAGCGTTGGGCTGAGCAGCAGGTTGAATATGCAAAGCAGGTTCGCGAGGAGTGGGCTGAGCAGGTAAAGGTGGACAAGGAAATCGGCGGCATGTCGATGGACGAGACACTGTCTACTGCGCGCCAAGCATTGAAGGCATATGGCACACCGGAGCTTGTGAACTTGTTGAATGAGACGGGACTGGGTAACCATCCTGAGATGATCAGGGCGTTCTCGCGCATCGGTAAAACGATCGGGGACGACAGTGTGGTGCCGGGCGGACGTAACAGTAACGAACCGCTCGATCCGGCTAAACGTCTGTATAACAACTCCGAACTAGCATAGGAAAATCTAAATGGCTACTCTCTCAACCATTCATCCGACACTGTTGGATGTAACCAAGCGTCTGGACCCAGACGGTCGTGTTGACATGATCGCTGAGATCCTGACGGAAACCAACGAGATCCTCGACGACATGGTCATGATGGAAGGCAACCTTCCGACCGGCCACCGTTCAACGATCCGTTCTGGTCTGCCGACCCCCACATGGCGCAAGCTGTATGGTGGCGTTCAGCCGTCCAAATCAACCACTGTCCAGATCACTGACACCACGGGTATGCTGGAAGCATATGCCGAAGTCGATAAGACGCTTGCTGATCTGAACGGCAACACCGCTGGGTTCCGGCTCTCTGAAGATCGCGCTCACATTGACGGGATCAACCAAGAGTTCAGTTCTTCGCTGTTCTACGCTTCTGAGGCAACTGCCCCTGAAGAGATCACCGGCTTTGCTCCACGGTTCAACAGCCTTTCGGCTGAGAACTCTGAGAACATTGTTCAGGAGGCTGGCATCTCTGGTCAGACTGACTGTTCGTCCATCTGGCTTGTCGTCTGGGGTGGCAACACCTGCCACGGCATTTATCCTCGTGGCACGATGGGTGGCTTGCAGGTCGAAGACAAGGGCCAAGTCACGATCGAGAATGTTGACGGTTCTGGCGGACGCATGGAAGCCTACCGGACGCATTACTGCTGGAAGGTTGGTCTGACTGTACGTGACTGGCGTTATGTCGTTCGTGTTCAGTTCGACAGTGGCAACCTCACGGGTGACGCTGCTTCTGGTGCAAACCTCATCGACCTCATGACGCAGGCCGTTGAGATCCCGCCCCAGCTTTCTGCTGGTCGTGCTGCGTTCTACTGCAACCGCCGCACCAAGTCCTTCCTGCGTCGTCAGATTGTAGAGAAGGTATCGGCATCGACGTTGAGCATGGACCAGATTGCTGGTAAGCATGTGATGACATTCGATGGCATCCCTGTTCGCCGGGTCGATTCGATCCTGAACACTGAGACAGCTGTTAGCTAAGGAGATACAGATATGATTCTCGACGAAAGAAATGAGTTTGCTGACAACGTCGCGGTACAGACGAACACCAGCACCACTCTGATTGGTGACGTGATTGATCTCGGCACTGCTTCCCGTGACATTGGTAATGGCGAGACCATGTACCTTGTCATCAAGACGGGTGCTACGGAGATCATCACGAGCGGCGCCGCCGGAACGATCAAGTTCCAGCTTGCGTCAGACGCTCAGGCAGCGATTGCAACCGATGGCACTGCCACGGTTCACTTCGACACGGGTGATCTCGTGAACGATGACGCTGGCAACAACGCCGCCCAGCTCAATGCTGGCGAAACGATTGCACAAGTGGCCCTGCCTCTTGGCACGTATGAGCGTTATCTTGGCATCCTCTGCACCACAGCGACGACTGCGCCGTCTGAGGGAACGATTGATGCGTTTCTGACCAAAGATCCGTCTGCGTGGAAGGCATATGCCAACGCGCCGGGCGCTGCCATTTAAGGAGGCTGAACAATGGCTAGTATTGATATCAACGTAAAGTCCGTAGGCGAAACCCTGCTGGATGGTTTCATCACTGCGGGTGCGATCAAGATTGCATCGCTCTTTCTGCTTGCTCCTGACACCGGCATTGCCGAACAGCCACTGGCGTTCGTTGCTGTGCTCGGCGTTGGTGCCCTTGCATGGAAGGCTGCTCGCTCTTGGGTAGCGTTTACTTAAGGAGTGGGTCATGAAGCAGGTTCGAGCAAAAGCTACTGGTTTCTATAACGGCGCACGTGTTTACGCTGGTCAGCTGTTCTCTGTCCCGGATGAGTTCAAAGGCTCATGGTTCGAGGCAGAGGGTGAAGCAGCGGCACCAAAGCGTCGGCGTCGGCGTCGTGCAGAAGCAGAAGCGGCGCCAGAGCCTGAGACCGCTGTCGCAGAAGAGACTGCGTCAGAAGAATAACGGTGTGGGGGGAGCGATCCCCCCTCCCATTTTTTGTAGGGTGCAGGCATGGCGAGTGCGTTAGATATTTGCAATTTGGCTCTGTCGCGGTTGGGCGATCGGGCAAATGTTTCCAGCATCGACCCGCCAGAGGGTTCTGCACAAGCCGAGCATTGCGCTCGGTTTTATCCATTAGCCCGTGACACGATCCTCTCCATGCACGCATGGACGTTCGCAACCAAGCGGGCAATCCTGTCCAGTATCACGACAGCATATCCTCCGCCTGAGACGTGGGAGTATACCTACGCTGTGCCGAGCGACATGTTGAAGGTGCTTGGTGTTTACCGTGCTGCGGGCACGTATGACGAGGACAAGGTGCAGATCGAATATGAGGTGTCGGGCGTAGACAACACTCGCGTGCTGTATGCCGACATTGATGACCCGGTGATCCGCTATGTTGCCAACGTGACGGACCCGACGAAGTTTTCTCCGCTTCTGATCGATGCGATTACCTACACTTTGGCAAGCCATTTGGCAGGGCCGATCATCAAGGGCCTCGACGGCATCAAGGTCAGCGAGGCGATGTTGCAGCGCGGTCTGGCCTATGCTGAGAAGGCAAAAGCAGAGGATGCTAATCAGGCGAACAGATCATTTGTCCAGCGCGACACGCGCCATCCGGCATCGTGGATAGAAAATCGCGGTTCGCTGTGGCCATACACAGACAGCAAGCCGTTACCAGATGCCTAAGATTTACGCTCGGTCATTCAACGGTGGGATCATCTCGCCGGAAATGTATGGTCGCCTTGACGACGTGAAGTACAACACCGGGCTTGCCCGGTGCAATAATATGATCGTGTTGCCGCAGGGGCCGGTGGTAAACAGGCCGGGCACCCAGTTCGTGCGCGAGGTGAAGGACAGTTCCAAATACACGCGGATGCTGCCGTTCCGGTACTCAACGACACAGACAACGGCGATTGAGGCAGGCGAGGCATACTTCAGGTTCCACACGTTCGGTGCGACGCTGACCACACCGACCACAAGCGTTCCGGCCTATGCCAGCGGCAGCACATACAATGCAGGTGACATTGTCAGCGAGGGTGGAAAGACGTGGTATGCGGTCAAGGATGTCCCGATCAGCACAACGCCGAGCAGCAATATCTATGACAACACGCCGATCGTCACATCAACGTGGACAGAGACGGTCGGCCAGCAGCTGACATTGCCGGTGGGTTACGAGCTGGTGGGGGACGAGCTGCCGGAGACGGTAGAGGTTGGCAAGCAGATTGCGATCACAATCGTTGTCTATTCTCGCGGCACCTACGGCACGCAGGAAGAGGGCTCAGAGTTCAGCCTGAATGACTTTGTGTTCGATGATCCAGTCGGCACGACATATTACATTGGCTACACGGGCGCCTCTGTCAGCAACACTGGCGGATATTGGCAGGAGATGGGTGCGATCTATGAGATCCCGAGCCCCTATGCAGAGATAGACCTGAAGGACATCAACTATGTCCAGTCGGCAGATGTGCTGACATTGGTGCATCCAAAGTACGCGCCGCGTGAGCTGCGCCGTGTCGTCAACAATATGAGCGACATTGCCTACACGCTGTCAGAGATAGAGTTCGGTTCAGAGCTGTCTGCGCCGACAATCCAGACGGTGGCGAAAACCAATCCGAACAGCCCGGTCGTGGGACCGCAGAGTTATAATTACGTAGCCACCACGGTCAGTGACGACCAGCTTGATGAGAGCGAGGCGTCTACAGCGTCCAGTGTTTCCGGCCAGCAGCTGTTCGACACTGGGGCATACAATACGATCACGCTGGCTTCGCCGATTACGCGGCACAATATCTACAAGCAGCAGGGTGGCCTGTACGGCTACATCGGGCAGATCACGACGGCGTCGATGATCGACGACAACATTGCGCCGGATATGTCCAAGACCCCGCCGGAAAACCGCGATCCGTTCACAGGCGTGACGCCGGATTATCCACGGGCTACCGCCTACTTTGAGCAGCGCCGGGTGTTTGGTGGCACACCGCTCAAGCCTCAGACCTTCTTCATGTCCAAGACCGGCGTTGAGGACAGCTTCGATTATTCGATCCCGGTGCGTGACGACGACGCGATTGAAGTGCGGATGGCATCGCGTGAGGCCAACACGATCCGCCACATCGTGCCGATTGGTGATCTGGTTATCTTTACCGACAGCGCAGAGTGGCGCGTAACGTCTGTTAATTCAGACGCCATCACGCCGACCAGCATCGTGGTGCGGCCACAGTCCTATATCGGAGCCAACCATGTCCAGCCGGTCGTGGTCAGCACGCAGGCTGTATACTCCGCAGCCCGTGGCGGTCATGTTCGCTCGATGGGTTATGACTTCAACGTCAACGGCTACGTGTCGGTAGACCTGTCGATCCGCGCAGCGCATCTGTTTGACTACAAGACGATCACCGGACTGGCTTATGCGAAGGGACCGATCCCGATTGTGTGGGCCACATCCAGCGACGGCAGGTTATTAGGACTTACTTATATACCCGAGCAGCAGGTCTATGCATGGCACACGCATGAGACGCAGGGCAGTTTCGAGAGCGTCTGTACGGTGGGTGAGGGCAATGATGACGTTTGCTACGTGGTGGTCAAGCGCACTGTGGGTGAGGCAACGAAGCGTTATGTTGAGCGGCTGGGATCACGCTATTACGAGAACCTAGAGGACTTCTTCGCGGTGGATTGTGGGCTGACTTATCGGGGATCACCGGCCACTAACATTAGCGGGTTTGATCATCTTGAGGGTCAGGAGGTTGCGATACTGGCTGATGGCGCGGTGCAGCCACGCCAGACGGTGACGAGTGGTGCGGTCACATTGCAGTCTGGTGCAAGCGTGGTTCATGTTGGCCTTCCGATCCGTGCTGAGATCCAGACATTGCCGGTAGCTGCGGAGATTGAGGCGTATGCTCAGGCGACGATCAAGACCGCGCACAAGGCGACGTTGAGGGTTTATCGTTCGAGCAGTTTCAAAGTGGGCACTGAGCCGAGCGCATTGGTTGAGGCAAAGATCCGAACCGATGAGGCTTACGGCGTTGCTCCTGTTTTGCGAACGGGTGAAATAGATGTAGAACTGGACAGTGGCTGGTCTCGTGGCGGGCAGGTAATTGTGCGTCAGGACGATCCGGTACCGCTTGAGATCAGTTCGATGACTTTGCATTTGACGTTGGGTGGATAGATGTCACAGGCCGCACTAGCAGCACAAGCAGCCGGAGGCGCGATGCAGACTGTTGGTAGCTATTATGCTGCCAAGGGTCAGAAGATGCAGCTGCGATTGCAGGCACGCATGGCTGAGCTGAACGCCGAGATGGCAGACAGCCAAGCGCGTGATGTCCTAATGCAGGGACAGCGTGCCGAGCAGGCCGTGCGTATGAAGGGTGCGGAGGTCAAGAGCGCTCAGCGTGTGGCAATGGGCGCCTCTGGCGTTGATCTCGCGTCTGAGACGGCGGTGGCATTGCAGACGTCTACGGACTTTTTGTCTGAACTGGATGCCAACACGGTGAAGGCGAACGCTCTGAGGGCGGCATGGGGTCAGCGCATGCAGGCTGTGAACTATCGCGGGCAGGCAATCATGGGCCGGGCGCAGGCCAGTGCAATCAGTCCTATGATGGCTACGTTCAGCACAATGCTGACGCAGGGCGCACAGTTTGGCCAAACTTATGCCAGCTTCAAAAATGCCGGGATGCTGGCACCTAAGACCGGTGGGGGTTTATAGCATATGCCTCGTGTACCAACATATCAGCCGTTTCAAGTTCAGCCGACCATAGGGCCGGGGCCTGCATTTAGTGGGCCTCGTGGACCGGGCGCGGCGGAAATAGCGGGCGAGCAGCTCCAGCAAATGGGCCAAGCGATCGGTCAAGCTGGCCAAGTGTTGGGCAAGTTCGCTCTTGCTGAGCAGGAGAAGATCAACACGGCCCGTCTGCGTCAAGCGCAGCTAGAGTTCATCAATGTGACGAACGAAGCCGAAATCGAAATGCGGGAATATAAGGGCGCTGCGTTGATTATGCCGGGTGACAACGGTGTGGCAAAGATTGATGAAATCACGCAACGAGTGCTTCAGCGGCGCGAGGAAATACGCAACAGCATTGCCGCCCCAATCGTTCAGCGAGAATTTGATTTAGAGGCTGATAAGGTTTTCTTGCAGTATAATGGCCGCAGTCTTGCCTTTGAGAGTGAGCAAAAGACTGCGTATGAAAACGTGCAGCGCGATGGATTGATTGCCCACACTCAAAGCGTCGGGTTGCTTGATCCGACTTTTGTGGACGAACAAACTGGAAAGTCGGTATGGGATACGCTGGACAGCTTGTTGCGAGAAAAGGCGGAGGCTGCTGGTCTTGATCCGAATGATGAAGTCACAATGGGAGTGTTCGTGCGCGAACAGATGGCGTCAACAATACAGCCACGAGTGACAGAGCTATTGGAAAGCCAGCAGATCCCAGCCGCCGAGGCTTTATATGAAGCAACAAAGATGCGTCTAGATCCGTTGGAGCGCGCAGGTTTGAAAAGCCAGCTGGATGCAGCAAAGCGATCGTTTGAGGTCCGAGGCATAGTTGACGAGATGGTCGGCACCATGACGGAACGTCAAGCGTATGCTGCGGTGAATGACTATCCGGTGGAAATACGGGAGCAGATTGAGCAGCGTATTGCCGTTGTGTATGGGCGCAATGATGATTTGAAGTCAGCGGAAGCGACGAGATTGCATGAGCGTCTTTCTGACGGGCTCCGAAACGAAGAGACAACGATCGACGAAATCAAGGCTAATAGAACCTACATGTCGATATTGTCTGAAGGCCAACTCCGAGATCTTGAAAAGACAGCGCTCGGTACTGGAGACATGTTTGATGAAGGTTTCTACAGTGACATTACAGCGCGTATTAACACGCCCGGAATCAGTGCCAGTGAGTTGCGTGAGTTGCGTAATGAGGTGCGAGACAATTATGATTTGCTTGGCCGAACAACGGCCAACTCCTTAATTAACGACATCGACAAAGCGATAGCGGACCTTCAAGGTCCACGAGACGTTCCAGATCCAGCAGTAACAGACACGCAGGCAATCAATGCCGCGTTAAATGCAGTAGGGTTGAGCCAGTCTGATCCGGCGGCGGGACGGTTCAAACTGCAATACAGCGAGTTTGATCGCGAATATCGTCGTGCAAATAATGTAGATCGTGTCCCCTCAGAGGTCCGTGATCAGTATCTGCGCCAGCAAACAGTGCGATTAAAATGGTCTGAGGGCGGTCAGGCATTTTATGGTTTTCAGATGGAGACAATGGGTGGCGCGGAGCGATTTGACATTACAGGCGTGCCCAACCAGTTTGAATCAACAGTTGTTGGGGTGCTGGTTGATTTAGGCTACACGCAGGTGCGTGGCCAGCGACCAAGCCGAAGGTTGGCACAGCGTATCCATCAATACATAATTAACGAATACAACGAGATACGGCGCACCACAATGGGCCAAGCGTTCCCAGAGACCCCAAGTGAGATGGATTATTACATGATAGCTCAAGACCTTGTCCAAAGAGATGTCATTAGAGTTGAGGGCCAAGGGGGCGCTGGTGAGTAATCCGTTTGTAGAGCGACAGCGTGAGCGAGAAGAGGACGAGCGTCGCAGGCGTGAAGCATTTTCTGCCGCGATGGAAGAGCGGCGGTTGCAGCGGCAGCAAGAGTTGGCACAAGGCTCGCTGAACGCGGCGAACGATATCACGGTAGCTCCAGACGTTGCGCAGGCAGCTCGTGAAAAGGGCATCCCGCTAGATATAGCGTCTCAAACGCAGGATGAGATTCGTCGGCTACAACAAGAGGAGCGCGCTCGCAACGCGCTACAAAGGTCTCCAGCACTTAGCAAGACGCTTGAAGATCCAAACCGTGCGGTGACGCTGGGGCCGAGCGCGGAGCAGCTGGCTGATGTTGATGAGCGATCTGTTCGACCATTTAGAAATATGCAGCGCACGGCGGCGCCAGCAACGGGCGATACTAGCAAGTCTATTGAGTTTTTGCAGTCATTTGCTGGTACATTTGAGCGCACGCAAATGGCATATGCTGAGGGCGTTTTTACTGGTGAGCGCGACATTCTCCGAGAGGTTGGCCAAACATATGCAGGCGCAGCACGACGTAGCATTACCTACCCAAGAAGTGGACTAGCGGGCGGTTTGGGATTGGGGCAAACGATTGTTAAAGGCACGCTTATAACGCCGCTTATTTATGGCGCTGAAACTACCGACATTATAACAGGCCGCGATCGTGGACCATTGGCGCAAGCCCAGCGTAGTTTGGGCATGGCGTATCTAAACACAATTGACCCACTGCTGAGTCAATTTGTTGATTGGGTGCGACCGGACGAACAGACCTACGATGAAAAAGTGGCTGAAGGCGTTGGCCAGATGACTGCTTACATTTTGTCGCTTTATGCTACACGGGGGAAAACCCTTGGGGCTGCGTCAATCATGTTCGGCCAGTCTGGTGGCGAAGCCATTGATCGCGCGTTACAGTCGGGCGTAGACCCGTTTGATCAGCCGCAAGCGATCGCATGGCAGCAGTTGGTTCAGATCGTTTCAGAAAAAATAGCGGTTGATCGCATCTACAAATATTTCCCAAAAGAAACAAAATCGAAAGCAGCACAATTTGTCACTCGGTCGTTGGGATCAACTATCGGTCGTTTGTCGGCAAACATTGTAGGTGAGACTGCTTTGGAAGTCGGTCAGGATGCGGCACGCAACGCGATTGCGAAAATGTATTACGATCCTGACGCAGAAATTATGGAAGGCTGGCAGGAAACAGCGGCGGTGACGGCGCCTGTGACAGCGATCATTAGTTTGGCGCTTGAGGCAATGCTGCCACGGCGTGTGCGCAACGATCAAGCTGATGAATTAGCAGATCAGTTGCGTAAAGCGCGGGAGGCGGTGCAGGCTCTTGAGATCACGGAAAAGCATGAGGCTGACGTCACAGCATTTTTGGATAACGCGACAGAAGACCAAGAGGTTGAAATTGATGGCATAGGTTTTTCGGACGTCTTTCAGGATGACCCGGAGACCGCTCGTGAAATGATGGCTTTGTTAGGCGTTTCTGATGCGGAGATTGAGCGAGCGCTGGATGGCGGGGCAATCTCGGTAAAAGCGTCAAAGCTGTTGACGGCAAAAGACAATGACATGTTTGAGGCAATCCTCGACATCACGCGCATTGATCCTGAAGGAAAGACGCTTAGGGAGGTCCGTGAAGAGCAGCGCGATGGATTGGGTCCAGAGCTTCAGGAAGAGTTTGATCGCACGCTGAATGACGTGCAGGCGCTGGAAGCATATGAAGCCGTTGAGCAAGATCTGCTAAACCAGCTGATTGCTGCGGGCCAAGATCCGGTATTGGCAAAGCAGCAGGCGCGCATGTGGTATTACTTTGCTCGTTCACTTGAGTCTCTCGACGTAGACGTGGCTGATGTCATGGGCCGTTTAGGATTGCGAGTGCTTGGCCCAGAACAAGAAATGCCGACTACTCAGCCAACCGCTGAGGCGGCGCCCACGGCAGAACCTGTTGCACCTACGGTGGCTCCTGAGACTACAGCTGAGTCACAATCGATTCCAGAGGCGCGGCCACCTGTTGAGCCGGTGGCGGAGGAGCCTTCACTTGCGCCAGAGGCGCGTGCTCCAACACCCGAACAAGAACAAGATTTGCAGGCGATAAATCAGATAAAAGGGTTTTTTGAATATGTGCCACCGAATGTGGCAGAAGAGGTGCGAAATGGTAAATTTGGTTCTACGCGCACCGCTCACACCGTTATGCGTCAAGCCCGAGAGCTGCGCGGCGAACGGTTAAATAATCCGACTAATCCAGTTGATGAGCTGTTGGCGAGGTGGACTTACGAGCCCAGCTTTCAAAGCCCTAAACCCGACGATCCGCAGCGGTTTGAGAAAGCGGATCTGCTTGAGCAGTTTATGGAAGCCATCAACACTTACGATCCAGCAAAACAACCCACAGAACTAGAGCAGGATTTAGTTACGCGAGCTTACTATCCGAATCAAGAATGGCTCGAAACCAAGCGGCGTCAAGCGGCGGAACT